CTACTGCTGCGCTGGCTCAGTCGCTTCGCTTTGGCTCGCCGTACCAATCTCGTACCGATTAGGCGTTTTCAGCTTGTCCAGTTCGGCCCAGTCGGCGCTCGAGTTGATCCATTTCGCGTAGTGCTTGAGCAGCGTCTGGATGCTGTTGCCGAGCTGCTGAGCGATGAAGGCCGGCGCCATCCCGGCGGACAGGCAGACGGTCGCATAGGTGTGCCGGGTATCGTACTGCCGGCGCGGACGAATGCCCAGCCGCTTCATGCTCTGCTTCAGATGATAGGCGGTGCTCACGACGTTGGTGATGTGCCCGTCCTTGCCGCTGGTGGGCGCAAAGACGAACTCGCCGTCTCCGGTGAGCTGCTGCATCTCCCGCAGCGCCTCGACAGCCTGGTCGACGAGTAGCACCTTGCGCACGCGCTTGGTCTTGGTGTTCTCTCGCACCTCACCCTTTTCCAGGGTGGCGCGCACGCGAATTGATCGGCCGGGAAGGTCAACGTCAGCCCAGCGCAATGACAGCTGCTCGCCAGTCCGCATGCCGGTGTAGAAGGCCAGCTTGAAGAACGACGCATAGGTCAGCCTGGCGCCGGTCTGGTGCGCGTAGAGGTCGGCCAGGATCGCGTCACGCTCGGCCGGAGTGAACGGGTCGATGTCTCGCTCAGGAGCGCGGGCCCGCTCAACCGAGCGCATCGGGTTCTCCGCGATGATGCCGTCCAGCACCGCGGCGGCGAAGATGGCCTTGGCTGCCTGCACCGCGGCGTTGCGGTCGGTGATGGAGTTCCAGTCCTGCCGACTCATCAGCCCGCGCACGTCAGACGGATAAATCTCGTCCAGCCTCCGGTCCGCCCAATGCGGCATCCAGTACTTGTTGAGCACGCGCAGGTAGTTGCGCCGGGTGTGAAAGCCGATGTGCTTGCTGTCGAGCCAGGTCTGCGTGAAGTTGCCGAAGGTCGGCGTGATGCGGGCGAGGGTGTAGCGGGAGTTCGGGAACAGCTCGGCATACTTGTCGTCCGTGAGCATGCCGAGCTTGATCAGTTGGGTTACCTGAGCACGTAAACCTGCTGCTGCTGCAAATCCCTTGGGCGTCTGAGGATAGGGGAGCGTTTCGCAGCGTCGCTCTTTCTTCCATGTGAATCGGATGCGGACGGAGCTTCCGGCGATTTCGACGCCCTGGGGGAGCCCCACTGCTTTTCTGCCCATTCGTTGTACCTCTCCAGGCTGTACATGATACAGCCGTCAACCTTCTCCCATACGCCATGCGGCAACACCCCGCGCTGGCGCTTCCTTTCCAGGGCCTTCGGCGTCGTGCCGATCAGTTCGGCCAACTTCCTTTCGTACACCTTGTCGACCGGCAGGCCTTCGATTGGCTGCGGTTTCTCTCGTGCGCCCATCTCTCACCCCCTCACCGTTACGCCGGCTGCTTCGATAGAGCGCCGTGCTTCAGTGCGCCCGATTACCCAATACCCGTCTTCGTCAGTTCGGTAGGCCGATGCCAGGTCAATCACCAACTCCCGCCGCGACGCCAGCCACACATTCCGCATCTGGTCCTTCACGTCCTCGAACTGCTCGCGGTGAGGCTGCCTGTCCCACCACGCCTCGAACTCTGCTATCGCCTTGTCTGTGTGCTGCATGTCCATCTCCTGCTGCGTGTGGGGTTAGGCGAGCTGAGCCGGCGCCCATCCTTTGATCTTGTCGACGGCTATCGACTTGCGTGTTTGGGCGTCGTACCACATGAAGAAGCACTCATTTCCCATGAAGACTAATGAGGTTGTGGCTGCGCGCGTCCTGCCGTCTTTAAGGAAAAGCTGAATCGGCTTACCGGCAGGCGGCGGCTCGGTAACGGGTCGCATGAATGGAATTACAGGCACGAGCAAATCCTCCCCGCCGACTCTCGCCGGCAGGCTGTGTGTTTGGGTGGGGTTAGGGGTGAGTGCCTGACTTGGGTTCAGGTGGTCTTAGCTTCGCGCTCAAGATAAACCGCCAGCCACTTGAGCTTGCACGGACGACACACAATGCCGCTTGCGCATCCGTATGGCTGATAGAACACCAAGACGCCACTGATATGCGCTGGTCCAACGTCTCGGTCGCCACTGTTTACTTGGATGTAGACTTCACCGTCTTCCGGCGCGCACTCCGATCCGCAGACATCACAGCAGCAGACGGTTATGGTTTTCGTTGTGATGCCCATATCACGCCTCCTTCGCAGCAGTGGCAGGCGTATCGCCGTCAATTAGCGCATCTACCGCAGCATTGATGTTGCCGCCGAAGTCTTCCAGATCGACGCGCAGCAGGTTGAGCCAGTGCGTGTCGTCGCCCTGGAGGCTGACGTAGCGCCACCGCTCTGCATCCTTCCGCAGCCTATCCCGCTCGGCGGTCACGGCTGACAGGGCGTCCTGCAGCTCCTCGATTGCGGTTTTCGCCTCAACCTCGCGTTCCGCGAACTCGGTCAGGTAGTCTCGAACCCCTTCCGCCTCTGCGGGCTGGGCGAGAATGCCGCGTATCTCCTTGTGCTGGTAGGCAATGACCGCGTAGTCAGCCATGTTGGTGTTGACGATCCGTTCCAGCAGCTCCCGATCAACCACTACCTTGCTCATTCCACTGCCTCCAGCGCCTTGGCGGGGTATATCTGCACGCTGCCGGCGTGGGCCTCGCTCTCTACGGCGTAGCCTTCCGGGGTCAGTGAAGTGGAGTAGGTGCCGCAGATTCGGCCCTGCCATTCGCTGCCGGATGTCTTGCGCACGAGGTCGCCCATGCGGAACTTGCCTTGCGGGGCGGTCTGCGCGATGAGGGCGGTGTTATCGGCTAACTCTTTCGCAGCTGCATACAGGTTCGCAAAGTTCCCTCGGCGCGCCTCATCACGCCCATGCCAGTAGCGGCACTCTTCCATGATCAGGTCGAGGATTTGCTGCGCTGCTGAAGGCACCGGGGCGGTCTGCGCGGGGCGTGTGTCTAGCGCAGAGCGGGTCTTCCATGCGAACCATGCTGCCTCGGCATTCGCCCAGATATAGACGCCGCCCTGTCGATCCAGGCGAATATCCTCTGGTGCGTTTTCGTCCGTATCGTCGTAGTCCTCGCGAACGGCTGTGTTGTGCTGCATAACCCACGCCTCGAAGGCGGTGCGCTCATCCTGCGCCGGGGCTGGCTCGGCTAATCCTCGGCCGATCTCTTCCAGATGCCGGGCAGAGCTTTCAGCAACGCGATCAATCACCGCTTGGTCTAGGTAGCTGGGGCGGACGCGCTTATCCCGAGGCTCCGGGGCTTGCTCTACTGCCGCCTGCCCATCCCTGAACGCCTGCGCTGCGGCTGTGGCCATGTCGACGGCGGTGAAGGTGTCGGTGGGATCGGCCTGCTGGTCGATGCCAGCCCATTGCTCGCGGGTTTTATTCATGGATTGACTCCTTCGCAGGCAGTTCGGCTTCGCCACTGTAGAATTCCCCGTGCAGTCGTTCACGGAGCGTGTCCGCGTAATTCGCGGCCTCATTCAGTGTCATGAAGGTCTTCTGGTAGTTTTTTCCATGCGCCTTTACGGAAGCCTTGAAGCTGCCGTTGGCCATTTGATAAACACACCTAACGCCTAGCTTGTTATTCCGCGACACAGCGGAGTTCATCTGGTTTTGCCCGTGGTGACTGAGCCTGAGGTTTTCCCACCTGTTGTCATTCCTTGCTCGGTTTCGGTGATCTATCTCTTCTTTAGGCCAATTTCCTGTCATGTAGAGCCACGCGAGTCGGTGCGCCAAATATCGCCTGCCGCCAATCCCTATATTGACGTACCCATAGCTGTCTAGAGAGCCAGCTACCGAGCCAAGCGGGCGCCTGTTTGGGGCTTTGATCTTGATCCAAGTAAAAACGCCGGTCTCTGGGTTGTAGTCCAGGCATTCCCGCATCTGTGCCAGCAGCCGCGCCGGATCAATGATTACCTTGCTCATCACTCACCTCCTTTAGCGGCTAGGGCGTTGTCGATACTGCTCAGGAATGCCGCGGTGCCAATGATCTTGTACGAGCTGTTCGCCAGCAGCACGCGCACTTCACGCAGCAACCCGCGCAGCCTCTCGTTCTCAGCCTTCGCAGCCCCCAGCTCAGCGCCCATGGCTGCCAGTTCCTTCAAGTCATGCTTGGTCATACTCGACTCCATAGCTCAGCGTTATTCAGTTCCGCCTCGGTGGCGTAGATCGGCTTACGGCTGGCCGAGCACATCAGGAAGGCCGAGCCGTTTGTTCCGGCGATGTAGCGCTTGGTGTTGGTCGGCTTGTGCAGCCAGATTTCGATTCGGGTTTGCATGGGGCCTCCGGTGGGCGGCAGCGGAAACGCTAGGCAGCCTTTCGCTTCCAGTGGTCTCGTCCGCCCTTTGGCTTGATCAGGCCGACCGGCTGAGTCAGAGCGCGCTCTACGCTCCATCCCATACGGTCAAGGCGATAGATCAGCGTCGTGTGATGAATTCCTGTGCGTCGCTCCCATTCCCGCAGGTGGAGCGTCTGCCCATCGAAGGTAAGCATTCGCATGTTTGGTTGGATGACCAGCGCTGGCTTCGGCAGCCTGTCAGGGCGCTGCACGCCTCGCTCGAATTCAATCCCTACGCGCTCGCAGTGGCGGCGAAGCGTGTGGGGGCTGATGCCGATGATCTGCGCGGTTGAGTTGACGCTGTGCCCTGCATCCTTGAATCCCTGAATCAGGCTGTTCAGCGGCTGGCCGAACTCGGCTGCGACTCTTGCTCTCCAGTTCTGGCTCATGCTGCCTTCCTTCGAGCCTGTGCCCGCGCTACAGCCTTCGCGTAAAGGCACGGCCGGCAGTAGCACTGCCAGACGCCAGTCGTCTTGATGAACTGGAAGTGATCATCGTCCAGCGGCTTCCACTCGTCGCAGCAGCCGCAGAGCTTTTCGCTGATGCCGTTGATCTCGCGCTGGACTAGCCGGCCTTTCAGGGTTCGTGTTGCTCCAGCGCGCAGAGCATCGCCCTGCGCAATGGCATGGTTGTCAATGAGCATGGGTGTGTACCGGGGAGGAGGGCGCGCGGGGCGCCCTGGGTGGATCAGATCAGCAGCGAGCGGGCGCCGCGGTAGGGGTCGGCAAACGGAATGTCGTCTACGAACTCGTCTGGCGGAGCCGCCTGCTGGCTACGCTGCGCCTGGCGTGGCGCTTGCTGCTGCCCTTGCTGTTGGTCGTCGCGCGGCTCGAACAGGGCCAGCCACACGCCGCCATCGTCAGAGCGAGGGCAGCCGGCCGGGTTGAATGAAGCGTCCAGCTTCAGCCGAAACCCTTTCGATGTCTGGATCACCGCTCCAACATTCCGGGTGACGTACTTGGTCTGGCCGTCCTTCTCGTACTGGCCAATCGTTGCTACCACGTCGTATCGCTTACTCATGCCGCCTTACTCCTCATGCGCTCTCGCATTTCGTGTTCAAGTTCGGAAAGTTCTTCGAGGAAGAGCTTGATTTCGGTTTCCATCTGCCGAATGCGTGCCTCGTCGCGCTCCAGGCGGAAGCAGGCGTATTGCAGTTCATCCGGCATGCGATCGTCGAAGGTCACGAAGTCGACCCATTCCAGTTCGGCGCAGGCCATTTGGGCGAACATCTGCCATTCGTACTGCGGGTCATGCTTGCCGGATTGGATAGTGGCGACGTGGGTGGCCGTATTCGGGCATTTGATCTCGAGGCCGCCGCGGGCGGACAGGATCAGGCCGTCTGGTGAAGCACCGAAGCCTTCGATCGATGGGTGCAGGATCAGGCCGGCTTCGGAGATCATCACGCCCTTGTCGAGCTCGTAGGCCGACCGGGCGACTGGCTCCAGCTCTGTGCCGCGCTGCATTGCTGCGCTGGTGAAGCCTTCTTCGCGCTTGCCTGTAAGGCGCTCGCACAGCAGCTGCATCATGTAGTTCTGCCGGGTAGCAGAAGGGGCGCTTCCGCGCCCCTTGCTCATCACATCCTTGACCTTACTGGCCGTCACCTTTCCTAGGCGGGCGGAAAACCACTCATTGCTGTGCTGGTCCATCTTCGTTCTCCACAAGCTCGCCTTCGATCGGTTCGCTGAGCGCCTTCTTGCGCTCATCCTTCACGGCGGTTAGGCGCGCCCTGGCCGAAGGATGCTGGTTCCATGCGGCTTTGAATGCTGCGTGCAGCTCTTCCATGCTGCTCGCGCTCTTGATCGCATCGAGCTCCGGCTCGTTTGCTGCAGGCGTCACGTCCTTCTCGACGATCCGCTGCGCTTCGTCTTCGTCAAAGATGCCGGTGTAGCCAAAGGCGAGTCGGGCGCACTGGATCATGGCTTTGTGGCGCAGCATCCGCTTCGGATGGCTCTGCCAGGGCTGGGTGTTGCGCTTGCACTCGGCCATCCATTCGGTGACCTTGATGGGGTGATTGCGGTCCTTGCGATAGATGATGCAGGTGCATGACTCGTCGTCCTGCTGGAAGTCCATCCCATCGAACGCGCCATTTTCATTGATGATCCGCGACCATCCGTCGACGCCTACGACCGGCACGATGCCTCCCTTATCCGGGAAGGCATAGATCTCCTTCGTCCAGGGGTTCAGGCCGTACTGGTCAGCGACGATCAGGAGCGCCTGCATCTGCGCGTCGCTGACTTGGCCTTTGAAGGCTGTAGCCTTCAGCGTGGCCATCATTTCGTTCTGGTCTACGCCGAAGCGCTCTGCCACCCTGGCGGAGAGGCTGCTCGGCTTGATTGTTGCGACGTTGCTCATCGGATCTACCTCGGTAAGTGATCGGATTAGAAAAAGTGATTAATCGCCGCCCACTGGAAGACGATAAGCATGTCCAGTGCTGCGAATCCCAGGAGAGCCCACCAAGCAGCTGCGAAGCTGTGGCCTGATGGGGTGTCGTCGTGCGGGCCGGTGTCGTAGGGGAGGGGGAGGGCTCTCATAGCGGCGCCCCGTTGGTGATTCGATCTGCAAGGCCGTGCACTACGGCGAAGACAACTAGGGCCATGACGGAGCAGGTCACGTAGACGGCCTTTCGCTTTGCACGCTGGTATTCGGTTGCCATCACACGCCCCCTATCAGCGCAACGTGGCACAGCGCCCCGATGAACAGGGCTACGATGAGGATGCCGACAGCGCCGGCCAGCTCCTTGAGTTGGATGGTCATGGCTGGGCTCCTTGCAGGGCGGAGCTGGCGATTCGCTTCAACTTCCCTATCAAAAAGCCCTTGGCCTGTGAGATGGCGAAGTCGGTGGCTGTTTCGCTGCTCGACCAGGTAGCGTTTTCGATCTGTTCCAGCGCATCCCGCAGCCGATCCCGCTCAGCGAGAAGGGCGTCGCGCTCGGCCAGCAGCTCGAGGATCGTTGTTGGGTCGGCCACTTCCAGATAGTTCTGGTCGTGCCAGCCGTACAGGCGAGCAATTGGTTCTCGCCATTCTGGAGTGTCCTGCCGGATGTACATCGCGCCGGCAGCACTGTCTTCGTCATCCTCCATGCGCCAAGGGCCGGGGGTTGCCTTCTTGGCGGCATCGCGGAGTGCTTCATATTTAAAAGCGTCATACCGCTTCACTTCCTTGCTCATGCCGCCCTCCTGAATCCATAGATGCGATCCACTTTCTTTCCCCAGGCTTTCTGGATAATGCCGTGGAGCCTGCAGAACATCGCCGCACTGATCTGGCCAGTCTCGCGAATCCCAAGGATGTAGCCGTACAGGACGTTTGCGTGGTAGTCGGCGAACGCCTGCGAGCTGGCTTGGCGCATCAGGCGGAAGTGCTGCTTGATGGTTTCTTCAGGCTTCATGCTGCCTCCCGCTTGATCTCTTCGGCGTGTTCGCGGCGCCGGTTGGTCTCGTGTTCGAGGAATTCGTCGATCCTGTCATCGCAGTAGTCGATGAAGGCGGAGACGGTTGCTTCGTCGTGTTCAAGCAGCGCCTCGTGAATCAGGTCTGCCTCGGAAACGCTGTCATCCGGGCACGGCTGTTCGCGGCGCCCTATGGGTCCGTAGTGCTTCATGGTGGATACCTCGGTTGCCCGGATGGGCGGGGGAAGGGGTGATGCAGTGGCCGGCGCTACCCGGCTGCCGGCTTGGAACTGGAGCCATCCGGCGGCTCATTTCAAGGCATTGCTGCCACTGGCCAGTTGTACCTAGTACACCGCGCAGAAGCCTGCGCAACACTGCATCGGGGGTCGGCCTGGACGCGGACCTTGCACCGCGATCTGGGAACTTGCCGGCCGGGCTATCAAGCAAGCCGACCTCCGATGCAGGCTCGTTACGTGAGCCATTCGGCCATCTCGACGGGCAAAGCTGTGGGAAATCCCGTAGATGGCTGCCGGGGTTTTCTAGCAATCGAGGCACTGGCCGGCTGATCCTCGTCGCAGGTATCCCGAAGGGCCGCTGCGCTCAGGTGTGTTACAGGTCGTTGTTGCCAGTCATGCTCATGCCAATAGCGATAAGTTCTGGCAGTGATAACTTCAGATAGATGCGTGGGCTGCCTTCAAGCTGGCTGGCGTCGAAAGCGATTTCGACCTGCCCTGCTTTGGTGAAGTCAACAATTTCTGCAACCGTGTCGTGATCCGACAGCTCCTCGTCGCCAGAAAACGCGGTGCAGCGTGCGAGCAATTTTTTATCAGGTGTCATCATTTCTCTCCTTTCCAATTCCTTCTCCACCAATCCCACATGCACAGCGCTGCGAGGATGGCGCAGAGGATCATGACTTCGGGGCCGGTTAGCATGGCCTGTCCTCCTATGTGCTGATGGGTGCCCGCTGCAGCCTGTCGCCAAGCTGCGGGGGTGGGGTGTCAGTGAGTTCGCCTTGCCAGAAACGCGGCCAAATCGCTAACCCGGTATCGAATCAGTCGGCCAACCTTCACGTATGGCAGGTTGTAACGCCCTGTCGATCTCCATATCGAAAGTGTCGTTGGCTTAACACCCAAGGCCTGCGCGGCCTGTTTGTCGTCCACCTGAACAGGCGGGTTCTTTGGGTCGTAACCAAGCGCCATGCATATCTCCGCCACTATTGCCTGCGTTTTCTCGTCCATTTCTGTCCCCCTGGCTTCGCCAGTAGCTTGATTTGTGATTGCGTTAAGCCGCCAACTGCGCCTCTTCCATCCGCTGCGCTCTCACTACCACCTGAGAGCGTGGAGCCTCTGGACGGCGAATCGGGCGAACCTGCGGGTTGTGCTCGGCGCCTACCAATAACGCCAGCACGAGCGGGGTGATGATTCCCCGGCGCATGGCTTCAAGGCAGAGGCCGCGAGTGGTGCGCTGGTTGCCCAGCTTGAAACGGGCGTCGTCGAGCTGCTGCTTGACGGTGTAGTGGCTGCAGTCCATCAGCCGTGCGATTTCCTTTGCCGTCTTGTCTGTTGCTGCCCAGAGAACGGCCAGCAACTGGCGCGGTGCCAGGCCTTCGCCGAGGCGTCCTTGCCAACCATCAATTTGGATCGTGTCCATCGTGGTTCTCCTTGGTTTGGGTCTTGCTGCTTTCCCAATGCCCGCTGTCTCCAACGGGCATCAGTGAAAGTCACTCCCCTTACACGCCCTGGGGATCTAGGCGCTTTGCATTGCGTGCTGGGTCATTCGCACGGTTCTGGCTATGCCATCGTCAGCCGTCGAGGTTCTTCCTCGCGTGGGCAGCCTTTCGGGGCTGTCTGATCGCCGGTCGCCAGCAGAGGCAATGCGGTCTGTTTGGTTGTTGCGCTTCAGTTTTAAAGAGCGTTTCGGGTTGCCCCGAGGCCTCTCGGCCTGTCGTCGCTGTGTTTCGCTTCGATGGGTGAACATTACAACTAGAAATTGTAGCTTGCAAGTAGAAATTGTAATTTTCTTCAAAGAAAAGCCCGCACAAGGGCGGGCTAGGGTGTCAGTGTTCTGATCCGGTCCAGATGACGTGGACGCTGCCGTCTGGTCGTCGGCGCATGGTCACGTTGTCTGCCTGTTCGATCTCTTCGAGAAGGCGCTCCCAGTCTTCAGGTCGATCATTCGGACCCGGCCGGAGGTTGGCTTGGCGCTCGCGCTGCGCGGTGGGGGCTGCTAGGGCCAAGTTCACGCGCCGCACCAAGCGGCTATAGGTCGATGCCTGGCAGTGGTGCGTGATGGCGTGAGGTTGCATCCGATTCATTGTGGTCCTCCTTACTGCTGGATATCCACACAGTAATTGTGAGGGTTTCACCGGGCAAGAGGAAAGATGGTGGCCGGTTGCCACATGTAAAGAAGTGGCTCAGACCTAAGTAGGAGAGGGGTTTTGCAGATACAAAAAGCCCCGCGTGGTGCGGGGCTGTCTATCCAATTGCATTCAGCTAGAGGTTGCCCTATATTTGCTTTGCGGGACTGAGCCGATGAAGGTCGGGGTAGGTTCTGCCCCCATTACAGCCCTCGTGTCTCTGACGCGAGCTACAAGGCCTCTTCGGAGGCCTTTGTTTTTTCCGCTATCGGATAATCCCGAACTGGTCGTTTCGATTAGCGCCTTTGAAGCATATCGGCTCTAGCAATTCGAACGCAGTTGACAGTTCTGGCCTGGCTGCCAACGGGATTTCCTTGCGCAGCAAGGCGTAGGCGCAGAAGTCAACAAGCTGGATGAAGTAAGAAGCTTCGGAGTTGCGGAACACCGGATCTTCTAGAATTCTCTGGATTGGGATGTTCTTGCTTTGCGCATCCGTGCCCTCCCAGGTACCGAACTTACTTGGGATTGGGTTGAAGTGTCCCATCTTGCGCACGAGCTTTGTGTACTCAGCCTCTTTGCCCTCATCGCTGATGATGACGGCGTAGCTATCTCTGGCTTCCATGGTGCGGTTAATTCGGTTCAGTAGGCGCTCGTAAGCCCACTGTTGATTCCGGTTGACCACATTGAAGAGGCAGATTTTCTCAGGGCCAATAGCCGCAAGCACCCTCAAGCTGTAGCGAAAAATCCGTTCTCGCATCTGCTTGTCGAGGTGCGTCTTTGATGGTCGCCCGCGACCGGATACAAACTTCGTCGCATGCAACTCTTTGTTCATGTAGATGCCTGCGCGCTGGTTGATCTCTTTCCTGTAGCGAACAACCTGCTGGAAAACCTGTCGCCAATGCTTATCTTCGACGCCAAGCGCCGTGAACATATGGTTTCCGCCTTCGCCGGAATCATCCATGTAGAAGATATACATCTAGAACTGCCCCGGCCGTCCTCGGCTTTTTTCGTTAAACCCTAACCTTGCTCGGCGCCACGATGTGGCCGACGTAGTGCATCTGCTCGATCTGTTCCATAGGAATCGTGCGCCGGCTGTATGCGGGATTGAGCGACATCACGCTGACTTCTACGTCGTTGGCGTACAGCAGCTCCTTGAGCATGCATTCGCCGTCGACTAGCCGGATCATCACGTACTCACCCGGCACAAGCCTTCCGTTTGGCTCACAGACCGCGATCCAGCCCGAACGGATAGCAGGAGCCATCGAATCGCCGCGCAGGCGCAGGGCGTAGGCGCCAGGGTCTTTGGATGGCACGTCAACGACGCCTTCCCCCTCATCCAGGGCATACCAATAGCCCTCGGCGCCCATCTGCGCGGTACCGACGATAGGGATGGCGCGGTACGGGCTGACGATCGGCGGGCCTTGCTCGACGTTCGATTCGAGCTGGCCTGTGATTCGCTGAAAATCGCCTTCAATGAAGTCGTCATTCATCAGCTCGCCAACAGTCACTCCAAGCAAGCCAGCCAGCTTCTTCATCTTCTGCTGGCGAGGCACGTTCTTCCCGGCCTCCCAGGCCTGTACGGACTGAGGGGTCACGCCCATTTCGCGGGCCAGTTCTGACTGGTTCCAGCCCTTCTGTTCGCGCAAGAGCGCGATGCGTTTTCCGATGCTGTTCATGCCGCTAACGATACAACCGCCGGTTGTAACTGGCATTGCAATTCTCCCTTGTAAAATCCTTCGCTTCCCTGTAACTTTGCGTTGTAGTTCGAGATAAACGGAGTTCCACATGAACGAAAACGCCGCCACTCGTGCTGCGGCTGCAGCGGGTGGGCAGTCAGCTCTCGCCAGGCTTCTTGGCTGTTCTCCTCAGGCCGTACAGCGCATGTGCGCTACCGGTCGAGTACCAGCCGAACGTGTTTTGCAGATCGAGGCGGCCAGCGGCGTTTCTCGTCACGAGCTTCGCCCTGATCTGTACCCGAAGTCGCGGAAGCGAGCTGCTGCATAAGAGACATCCCTGTCAGTGGTTTCCATGGTTCCCATCTTAGGGCCAGCGGATCGGACAGGTAAGCGAAGCGGGGAGGGTGTGGATTCATCCAGTACCCGGAACTGCAGGCAATAAAAAACCCGGGATGACGGCCCGGGTTCTTCAACAGCAACAACACACAGGACGAATCATGACAAACGTTATTCAGATTGGCAACACCCAACGGGGGTTCACCCGGATGGACAACAGCATCATGGAGGCTCTGGCTGCAGTTGATCTGCCGGCTCGTGAGTTCCGCGTCGTGATGGCTATCGCCCGCCAGACCATCGGCTACAACGTCGAG